CTGCTGGTTCCGATCCCATGGCCGCCATCGGCGCCAAGATCGCTGACTACATCGCTAACCAGCGCCAGAAGGATCTGCTGTCCTGCCTTGGCGGTGTGTTCGGCAGCCTGGGATCTACCTCCAGCTCCGCCGCTTTCTTTGGCCTGACCATTGATGGCGAGTCTGGCGATACCCCCACCACTCTGAGCCCCCGTCACGTTGCTGAAGCCCGCAGCCTGCTGGGCGATCAAGGCGACAAGCTGGCCGCTGTTGCCATGCACTCCAAGGTCTATTACGACCTGGTTGAGCGCAAGGCCATCGACTACGTGACCGAGACAGACGCACGTCTGACCTCTAGCGTCACTGATTTCGTTGGCGGCAGCATCGCTGGTGCCTACGGTCCCGTGAGCGTGCCGACCTACATGGGTCTGCGCGTGATCGTGTCTGACGATGTGCAGACCGATGGCAGCGGTTCTTCGACCGAATACGCCACCTATTTCTTCACTCAAGGCGCTGTTGCCAGCGGTGAACAGATGGCGATGCAGACCGAAACCGATCGTGACATCCTCGCCAAGAGCGATGCCATGTCGATCGACCTGCACTACTGCTACCACCCCGTTGGCGCTAAGTGGGCGGTGACTACCGCCAACCCCACTCGCGCTCAGCTGGAAACGGTTGCTAACTGGTCAAAGGTGTACGAGCTGAAGAACCTCGGCATCGTGCGCGCCACCAACACCTCTAACTTCGATTGAGGTAACTAACCATGGCACAACCTTCCCAGTTTGAACTGTCCACCGAGCAGTACCTCGAAGCCACTTTTTACGGTGCATCCTCGATTGCCGACGTGCAATTCTGGACTGCTCCAGTGAAGTGTCAGGTGGTTGCAGTGCGTGAAGTTCACGCCACTGCCGGCAACGATGCTGGCGCCGTAACCGGCACCGTTCGTCGTTGTCAAGGCACTGAGGCCGCCACCGCTGGTGACGACCTTCTGAGCGCCACCATCAACTTCAAGGGCACTGCTCTTACTGAGCAAACCCCTGCTCTGACCACCACCAACGGAGACCTCGTTCTTGAAGCCGGCAACCGCTTGGCTCTTGATGTCACCGGCACCACCACCACTCTGGCTGGTGTGATCCTGACCGTGCTGCTGAAGCGCGTCTGATGGGCATGTTCGCCTTTCGGCGACTGCGTGAACTGGAGGCTGCTTCTAACGAGGCAGCCTCTCTTTCTATTGCAGAGCCCACACTTAAACTTGAGATGACGGAGCCACCCAACGATGGCAATAGCAATCAACGCAACCGTAGGGTCGGCAAGCGCAAACTCCTACCTGACGCTGGCGGCAGCGCAGGAGATCATTGATGGCTTTGTGCAAGATGCTGATGTGACGGCATGGGCATCAGCTACTACTGACCAAAAGAATCGAGCGCTGTTTACCGCTACCCAACGCTTGGATCGTGAGCGGTTTCTAGGCGCCCGCGCTACTGACACGCAGGCATTGCAGTGGCCGCGTACTGGCGTGCGCAAGCCTGACACCTACATCAATACGTACGCTGTTGGCTTTCCGTTTCGCATCACGACGGATTACTACACCGATACTGAAATTCCGCAGCAGGTGCAGTATGCACAGGTTGTGCTGGCCACTTATCTTAATAACAACCCAGATGGCATTGGACTGAGCGGACTGGAAGACTATAAGAATGTCAAGATTGGCAGCATTGACGTGACGCCAAACCTTGGTTACGGCGCTGTTGGTGTTGACAAGGTGCCGCCGCTGATGGAGCGATACCTCACAGGGCTTAGAATCAGTGGACCAGGCAACTTCTCTATCCGCAGGAGCTAACCATGGACGAGTACAGCATAGGTTTTGAGTACATTAGCGATACCGCTGCCCATGCCGGTAGGTTTTACAAGCTGTATGCAGTTGCTGATGCCGTAATCAGCACAGCTACCGTGCAGAATGCAACTGGCAATGCGTTTACATCTGTACCGCTTGGCGCAGGTGATGAGATTGAAGGTGTATTCACTAGCGTGACCCTGGCTAGCGGCAAAGTCATCGCCTACAAGATCTAGCCATGAGTGACCCTAACTTTTTCGGTATTGATTACTCGATAGGGGCAACCTTTATTAGTGATACCACTACCCGCGTGGGCCGCTGGGGTGCCATTCATTTCACGAGTAACACTCAAGTCGATACCATCATCGCGCAGAACTACGACGGAAACACAATATCTGGCCAGTCGTTCAGCGCTGCAACCACGCTGTATGGCGTGTTTACCAGTATCAAGCTGCAGAATGGCCACTGCGTCGCCTACAAGCTCTGATGGCATTAGCTAGCCCGCTACGCAAGGTTGCCAGCAAGTTGATGGCAAAGTTTGGCGGTGTTGCCACCATTCGGCGTGTGGTGCCAGGCGTTTACAACCCAACCACTGGCACCGTCAGCGAAACCACAACTGATACTGCAGTACGTGGCGTGTTGGAAAATGTCAACCTGCGCGAGGTTAATGATCTGATTCAAGCTGGCGACAAGCGCCTGTTGATTGCTGCTGCTGATATTGCCAATGCACCTACCACGGCCGATGAAGTGCTGATTAGCAACGTGACGCATCAAGTGATCCAGGTTCGTACGATTGAGCAAGATAACATCGCCATCACTTACGAACTGATCCTGAGGGCATAATGGCGCGCACGATCCGGGTTGCTGATATTGGTGATTACGCCAGCCAGCAGATGGAGAAGCTGCTGCGGGTTGCGGTACTAGAGACCGACAGCCGCCTCAAGCAAGCAAGCCCTGTTGATACTGGCCGGTTTCGCGTTAGCTGGCAGGTAGGAGAGAATGCGGCGCCAGGCGGTGAGAAACCTGCAGGCACCTACAGCGGCATTCCGCAAATTGATCGCATCGGGTACCAGCAAGAAAAGCTAGGCAACGTGTACAGCGTGCACAACAATCTGCCGTATGCAGAGCCTCTTGCCAATGGCAGCAGCAAACAAGCGCCGGCGGGTTGGGTGCAAGGCATCGCTAAAGACATCCAAGGCTTTGTGCGCGTCAACGCTGACCGCATCGGGAGGGAATCATGAGCAGCACCTACAACGATGTTCGCGCCGCCATTGAAGGGCGCATTGCAACGCAGATGGCGCTGTCGCCTGCGTATCCGGTCAGCTATCAGAACGTGCCATTTACGCCACCCAACAACACGCCATGGGTGCAGGTGTTCATCCGCTTTGGCGATAACAGCTACGCCACGCTGCTGCCGACTGGTGGCGTTGGCTTCAACCGCCAAACTGGCACGCTGGTGGTTAATGTCTTTACGCCGCAGGGTCAGGGCACTGCTGCTAATTTCACCATTGCAGAGCGGCTAAAGGATTTGTTTGATCGTGCCAAGTTTTCAAGCATTATCTTTGACGCAGCTTCAGGGCCAGCGCAAGTAACGCCAGCAGCGCCTGAGCCTTACTTTCAAGCCCAGCTAACTGCTACGTTTGAAGCTTATCTAGACTGAATCTAGCCACTACCGTTCACAACATGGCTGTTACTGTTCTGTCCGGTACGTCCGGCGCCCTTTACTACAAACCCGCCGGTACTAACGGCAACTTCCCTGAATCCGGCGTCAATGCCAGCACTGATGTCATCACCGTTCAGCCGTACCTGAACTTCAAGGCAGGCGATCCGGTCAAGTTCCGCGTTATCAATAGCCAGACTGGCGGCTCCGGCTCCGGCACGCTGCCGTCTCCGATTGATGCAGCTACCACCTACTACGTGTTGAGCTACACCGCAGCCACTGGCGCGTTGACGGTCTCGACCGCTGCTGGCGGTACCATCCTCGCCATCACCGACGACGGCACAGCCGTGGCACCTAACGAGTTCGAGGTGTACTACGCCAATTATGCTGCTGTCGGCCAGGTGCAATCCTGGTCTTTTGAAATCAGCCGCGCTGAGATCGACGTAACCACCATCGGTCAAGCCGCTGGCCAGTATGCGCCATTTCGCGCTTACATTCCTGGCTTTGCTGATGGCAACGGCACTGCCACGATCTACGTCACCAACGAGGACGCTGCGCTGTCCAATCGCATGGTGGAGGATGTGCTGCAGCGTCAGCAGGTTGGCTGCGGCTTCAAGCTGTACACCGATCTGCAGGCAACCGAGGCCCTTAGCCGCTCCATCGCCATGGATGCCGTGCTGCTGACCGCCAGCCTAAACATCAACCCTGACGACGCTCAGCAAGTGGAGATCACATTCCGCCCGGCTGGTGTGCCCACTTTTGACTTCAGTACTTCTGCTTGATAGTTGAACGGCCCCGGCTTATGCTGGGGCCACCCACATTTATTGCATGGCATCATCTGCGCTGGCACGGCTCAAAAAAGCAGCCAATCTTCAGCCAATCAAGCGTGTTGTAACACTCAACGATGGATCTACGTTTGAGTTTTATGCCACGGCTTTGACCATGGCAGAACGTGAGCGCGCGCAGAAAATGCCCGGTGGCGATGATCCCAATGGCTTTGCGTTGAACCTGCTGGTAACCAAAGCAGCCGACGATGCCGGCCAGCGGTTGTTTCAAGCTGGTGAAATTGCTGAGCTGAAAAACGATGTGCTTGACAGTGACCTGCAAGCCATGATGCTCGCCATCATCACCAACCCAGAGGAAGCCGAAACCGACATGAAAAGCACTGAAAAAGGAGCTAAGTAAAGACAACCTGCTGCTGCTGCAGCTTGGAGTTGCTAAGGAACTTGGATACAGCTTGGCACGATTAAATCAAGAAATAACGCTTGAAGAGTTGCTGATCTGGTCTAGTTATTTTGAGCTGCAGAACGAAGAGCAGGATCGTAGAATGAAGCAAAGCCGTAGGTAAGTCGTGTCGGTTGTCGCCAACGTTGCTATTAACGTCGACAGCCGCAACGCGGTTAGCAAACTGCG